ACTTAGTGTATCATAGAAGTGCGGGAAACCGTGGGGCGGAAACTTCAAATGACGGCGACGACAAATGTCTGATTCCAACTCCCTGAACCACCATTAATTTTTATGGGGGGTAGGGGGGCGTTTCTTAAAATCTGGTTCAGACAGCATTTAAGAAACCCGTGTGGTAGCGTATCCGTATGACAAAATTTATAGATTCAAATAAGTACTATAACATCGCTGACATAATCCATTTCTGCTGTGATGAAATGCAGTTCCGCTACATATGCAAATCCTGTGGGGATTCAATGGATTGCTACTACTGTGGATTCGACTACGAAGAGTCCCATGGTTGTGATACACTATGATTATGAGCGAATTACCTAAGCATATTTCCTATTCCAGTCTAACCACTTGGCAAGAGTGTGGCTGGAAGTACTATTTACAAAAAGTCGAAGGCGTTAAAGAAGCCCATGCAGTATGGTTCACAGGTGGTTCAGCAGTACACAAGGCTACCGAGAACTATGACAATGCAGGTCAGATAACTGTTGACTCTGCCTACCTTGATACCGTCTGGAACGATGCTTGGTTCAACCAAGTAAAGGAAGATGAAGCAATCAATGGTGACATGAACACTTGGCAGTTTGCCAAAAAAGAAGACATGTCATGGTGGTATGGCGAAGGTCGTTGGATGCTAGAGAACTGGGCTAAGTTCCGCATGAACGGCTGGTCAGTCTATGAAGACTTTGTTGAAAAAGAATATGAGATTCCGATTGATGACTCAACTGTAAAGATGGCTATTGACCGCGTAATGGTGGACTTCGAGGGGAATCGGGTACTCCTCGACATCAAGACTGGTGCGTCATCCCAGAGGCATCCTTTGCAACTCGCTGTCTATGCGTGGGCACTGGAGAAGCAAGGGATTTCTGTCGACAAGGCAGGCTTCTGGGATGCACGTACTGGTTACGTTTCGTTATGGAGCCTGAACAATTTGCACTCAGACAGAGTAGAAGATATACTCAACACCTTTGACAAAGCACGCAAGGAGACAATCTTTTTGCCTAACCTATCTAACTGTGGTCGATGTGGTATAACATCCTCCTGTAAGTTTGTTAATGGACACGTTAGTTAGTGATATAGTCCCACTTATCACTTCACTAGATGATGCGATAGATGCATGGGACAACATAGGGTTCAAACTCGAACATGAATGAGGGGGAAACAAATGACTGGTAATTTCCAAGTCAGTAGCAAACTCTACGACGGACGTATATTCGTTGTAGCGTCAGAAACCTACGCAGGATTCTGCGAGGCTCTAGAACAAGCCGTAGGCATCGAAGAGTCACAAGACCTTCTTAAGCAGATGGCACAATCACTATCAGGTGCTCCACAGAACGCATCGGAGGCTGTCGAAAACGTTCGTCAGTCATATCCAAACATGCAAGTGGACCACACTGCACATCCAACACAAACTGCTACCAATACAATGGGACCAGAAGCAAAGAAGTGCCACCACGGTGTCATGACTAAGCGACAGGGTTCAGGGGCTAAGGGACCTTGGAAGGGCTATATGTGCCCATCTCCAAAGGGAACTCCAGACCAATGTGAACCAGTCTTTATTCGTCGTAACGATGCAGAATGGAATACTTTCTAAACAATGAGAACACTTGCCCGTGCCGTAGGTAGCAAGGACATAGGTGGCGAACCGCTACCAACTGTCTTTCGCACCTTTGAAGTCAACAAGGTCGTGTTTCGGCGTGCCGAAATCTCGATGATTGCTGGTACACCTGGTGCTGGTAAATCTTCTGTTGCTTTAGCAATAGCATTGAAAGCAAAGGTCCCAACACTCTATGTCAGTGCTGATACCAATGCACATACAATGGCTATGCGATTACTATCTATGATAACTGGCAAGACTCAATCTGATGTAGAAGTTTTACTTGAGACTGAGGTTGCTACTTCAAGGAAAGTAATTAACGAACACGCTCAGCACATCTTCTGGTCTTTTGATTCTAGTCCTACGCTAGATGATTTAGACCAGGAGGTTGCTGCGTTCGAAGAACTATGGGGATGCTCACCTACTCTTATCGTTATTGATAACCTTATGGATATTTCTAACGATGGCGGAGAAGAGTTTGCAAATATGCGCTCTACTCTGAAAGAACTCAAGTACCTCGCAAGAGATACTAACGCTGCTGTTATAGTACTCCACCATACAAAGGAGTCCTATGTAGGTACACCGTGTCAGCCACGCTCTGCTTTGCAGGGTATGGTCGCACAGTTACCTGCACTTATCTGTACAGTTGGCACTGATGCACCTGGCTTTATCGCCGTAGCACCAGTGAAGAACCGTTATGGTAAGGCAGACCCATCAGGCAACACTGCCTTTTGGTTGAACTTTAACCCCGAATACATGGATGTTTCTGACATCGCTGAGAGGTTAAAATGAGTTTCATCGACCCTATCGTACCTGCTCCTGACTGGGGAAATCCGTTTCCTAACGTAGACCCTGATGAGTGGGAAGATGACGATGACTAAAGATATAAACCAATTAAAACCAGATTATACTAGGGCAATGGATATCCGTGGTGAGCCAACCACGGTATGCATATGTGGGTGTTACATTTGGAATCTCAAAGTATCCTTCGACCAAGATGGTACTATTGGGATGTATTTCAGAGATATGGAGTGTGCTGACTGTGGAACACAGGCAACCGCGCCAATTGAGGAGTAAGAATGAAACTAACAACATACGCTTGGATTATGGCTGCTGTAGTCTTTGTGGGAACTTTGCCTCACACTGTGGGTGCAATGTTTTTGGAAAGACAAATAGTAATCAGGGAGAACTGCGCTAAACCAATTTTTGGTGTAGTCTCAATATCCGAGATGAAGAAAATGGCAAAATGGATTGCAAAGGGAAAAGTCCTAGAGCAATACAACAGCAATAAAGAGTGGAGCGCATTGTCTACATTATGGAGCAGAGAGTCCCGATGGGATTACACTGCTGACAATCCACACTCAACTGCTTATGGTATCCCTCAAATTTTGGGAATGCCAGAGAATACCCCGATGCCTAAGCAAATTGACTTAGGGCTCAAATATATCAAGCACCGTTACGGTAGTCCATCAAAGGCTTTGGCCTTTCATAATCGCAACGGCTGGTACTAATCATGGGTGGTCGCGCAGCAAAGGCTAAAGGTGCAGGAGCAGAGCGAGATGTAGTCAAATACCTCAAGCAATGGTTCCCGTATGTAGACAGGCGTTTAGCAGGTGCGACCCTTGATAAAGGTGACATCTCAGGTATTCCTGGTGTTACTATAGAGATAAAGAACCATGCTAAGATGGACTTAGCAGGTTGGACAGAAGAGTTGATAGTCGAGATGACTAACGATAATGCTTGGACAGGCGTAGTTGTGCACAAGAGGAAAGGGCAGGGGAACCCTGGAAACTGGTACGCAACTATGCCTGTACATGTATGGGTAGAACTCTTAAGGAAGGCGTTAGACAAGTGAACGATGAAAACCCGAACATCACTGCAATACTAGAGCACTATGGTGCTACAGTTCCAACTCGAAGTGGTTGGGCTAAGATGAAGTGTCCGTTTCATAATGATTCACACGCATCAGCAGCAGTTAATCTGCAAGACAATCTTTTTAAGTGTCACGGCTGTCAGTACAAGGGCAGCGGTTACAAAATTATTATGGATAAAGAGGGGGTAGGTTTCCGTGAAGCAATCAGCATCGCAGAAGGAATCCTTAACCAAAGCGGCCAAGTACTACCACGCCGCATTGGGCGAGGCGGAAGAGTATCTGGCAGGTCGGGGAATAACAATGGAGCAAGCGACAGCCGTGCGCTTGGGCGTCGTCTTAGAGCCGTTAACGGGTCATGAAACCTATCTCAACAGGCTTGCGATTCCGTATATTACGCGTTCAGGGGTGGTGGACATTAGATTCCGTTCGATGGACCTATCAGAGCCGAAATACATGGGAATGGCTGGTGCGACAACGCATCTCTACAATGTTAGTGCGTTCTTTAGAGCAACCTCATTTATTTCTATCTGTGAAGGTGAGATTGACACGGTCACACTCGATACTGTTTGTGGTATACCTGCGGTGGGGGTCCCAGGCGTTAACAACTGGAAGAAACACTATACCAAACTCCTGCAAGACTTTGAGAAAGTATTCCTGTTTGCTGATGGTGATAACGCTGGTAGTGATTTTGGCAAGTCTCTTTCTCGGGAACTTGGTAACCTTGTGGTAGTGCAAATGCCTGAGGGTGAAGATGTGAACTCTATGTACCGTCTGCATGGCGCAGATTACTTTAACCACAAGATTGAGAGCGTGCAGTAATGTTAATCCCAGTAGACGGACACTTCGAGTGTTCAGAATCCAATTGTGACTTTGTTACCTGCGACCTCTATGAGTTTATGGAGCACTGTGGTGTTGAGTATGAGTGGGGTGTACGCCTCAATAAGAGGTACACATTTGACCTATTTCAGTTCCTAGAGATACTCAATGAGTTAACTAATATAGGTGACCTAGACGCCATGTATGACCACATACAGTCAGCAACCCTGTTAATGATTAACGCAAGTGGTGACGAATTAGAAGACTTCATCGAAGAAAGTGTAGTACAATCGGAGATGTCAGAAGTCATGGACGGAATCGAAAGGCTACTAAAAGAGAATGAATAAGGCAGACCTCAAAGAACTCATCTGGAAAGAACAAGCAGTAGACCAGTTTGACCTAGATGTGTATGAAATTGTTGATGAATTGTACGCTTTAATGCTGAGCAAGCATGCAGATTACGGTCCATTAAACATTGCTAAGTCTCCTGGTGGTCCTATCAATGGGCTGCGTGTACGCATGTGGGACAAGATGGCACGCATCAATCACTTGGTTGATAGCGGTGCTGATGCTAAGAATGAACCACTTGAGGACTCCTTCAAAGACCTAGCAAACTATGCTATCATTGGATTGATGGTACTAAGAGAGAAGTGGCCAACAGAATGAAAATATTCGGACCTTACAAAGGCTCAAAGCAGAATGGCGGACGTCCAATTTACGTCTTTAAGAGAAAGAAGAAAGATGGCACAGTGGTTACGACTTCTAGCAATAAGGCTAGAGTTGATTACGAAGAAGCCACGGGAAAAACCCTCCCAAGAAAATCAGAAGTAGACCATAAGAACAACAAGGGTCGTTCTGGTGATGACCGTATTGCTAATCTTCGTGTGTTAAAGAAAAGTGACAACGTAGCGCTTGAGAACAAGCGACGCGCCAAGAAGGTTGCCAAGAAAGCAGCCCCAAAGAAAGCAGCGAAAAAGAAATGAAAAATATTGTTTGCATTTCCGACTTGCAGGTCCCGTACCATGATGTAGAAGCCACCAAGGCAGTTGCTAAATTCATTCAGTGGTACCAACCTGAGACTGTCGTCTCCTGTGGTGATGAGATGGATATGCAGACAATCAGCAAGTGGTCAAAGGGTACAGAGTTAGAGTTTGAGCGTTCTATTGGACGCGACAGAGACCTAACACGCCAAGTGCTATACGACTTAACAGTTGAGCACATGATACGCAGTAACCATACTGACCGCTTGTTTAACACAGTTGCTATGCGTGCACCAGGATTACTTGGTCTACCAGAGTTGCAACTAGAAAACTTTCTTGGTCTTAAAGAACTTGAGATTAAATATCATACAGACCCTTATCAATTAGCACCTGGTTGGTTGCTTATGCATGGTGATGAGGGAAATGTGCAACCCACTGCGGGTGCGACTGCCTTGGGACTGGCAAAGCGCTCAGGTATGAGCGTCGTGTGTGGTCACACGCACCGCATGGGGTTGACACATCAGACTCAAACTTATCGTGGTGGTAAGCCTAAGACTATCTGGGGCATGGAACTTGGTAATCTCATGGATTATCGTAATGCTAAGTACATCAAGGCAGGGTTATTCACATGGCAACAAGGTTTTGGTATCTTGCATGTTGATGGTAACAATGTAACACCACAGTTAGTTCCAATCATCAATCAATCTTTCACAGTGGATGGTAAAACATTTAAGTGGTAATTGATACTGATAAGTACGACAACATGGTCGCATCAATTGCTTATGAGTTCTCTCGTAAGTTTCATATGTGCGATGCTGATGACATTCGTCAAGAGTTATGGGTATGGTTCCTAGAGCATCCTAACAAGGTTAAACTATGGGAAACATTAGACGGCAAGCAATCTACTAAACTGATTGCACGTTCACTGCGTAACTCTGCTAAAGATTATTGTCAGCGTGAGAAGGCTCGTGCTGTTGGTTACAAGGTAGAAGATAATTATTACTATGACCGTGAGGTTGTTGAGTTGTTACTGCCTGCTGTGTTGCGCAAGGATACTAGCGCACCAGCGATGACTGACTTAGGTTTTACTAAGGCTAAGAAGGTAGCATCAGAAGGTGGTAATTGGTTTGCCATGATGGCTGATATTGAGAGAGCACTAGTGCGATTGACTCAGGAGCAGTTGAGTATCATCTATCTACGATTCGGAGATGGGTGCGATAACGCTAGCCTGGCAACAGAATTAGCCATCAGTGAAGATGCATCTCGCATGCGTGTGAACAGAGCGGTTAACAATTTATTAAATTTCTTGGGTGGTTCCAGACCACGCAAAGAACGCGACTACACAGAGGAAGAACTCAATGAGCAGAAAAATGCAGATACACGAAGTGACGGAGATTTACAAGAACTTGGATTTGACAGTTCAGAACACGGAATGGATTGAGTCTCATTCAGAAGAGGATGTTAAACTTCTAACTGATGCTCGTGATGTAACACTGAACCTTCTTACACAGGTTGGTGTTTTCATTGACTTGTTCCACCAGTATGTTGACCTCGTTCAGGCTAACGCTATCTTTGCTGAGGACTTCGGCACAGATGAACAGCAGGACGGCGATGTCAAACCAACACAAACTCCTGCCCCTGCTGCTAATCGCGCTGAGAAGCGCGCTGCTGAGAAGCAAGGGCTAATCCTACCAGATAAAAGATTGGTGACACCATGATTTGCAATAGATGTATAGCAGGTGGTACTGCTAACTCAGTTGGTGATGTAGCGATTGCTATAATGTTTCATGCAGAATGTGAATACAAAGATTGTTGCTGCCAGCATAAAACAGGTAAATACACTAAGGCATAAAAATAGCCCCCCACCCAATTAAGGATGAGGGGCTACGAGTCTACCGCCTTCCACGAAAGTAGACTCTTGTCTGATTATCAGACACTTAGTAATCGCGTACTATGTTTAGCACAGTTACGACAGATTGAGACTCTAATCGTAACAGTATGTAGTCAATCATTGCCTGTTCAGACATTGGTTCACTACCAGCAACTTCATCACTAACAGTAATGCTGAAAGTATAAGTATTACTCATCTCCCCACATCCTATCAGGTTCTTGATAACCTTCGTCTTCTTCTTCGTCCTTGCCCAGTGCTATGTCATCATCTAGTGGCGGTTCATAACTCATGATTGTATTCCTTTCCTACTTCGTATGACTCACAGATAGCCATGACTGCATTGTCTAGGTCTCTGCGTATCTGTACCTTATCATCATCTGATAGGTGAGCGATTAACTCATCTGTCAGTTCAGCCTTCCATAGTATTGCCATGTTGTTGCCTCTCTGTCTGATTATCAGACACTATAGTGCTATCCATAGGATTATACCTACTGCTGTTAGAGTTGCGAAAGAAGTCCAAAGTATAAGGAGCAACTGCTCGGCTACACTTTCTTTCACATAGTCGTAGTCGTCTCTATACATTTTCTCTCCTTTGATGTGGCACGCTAAAAACAGTAGAGTCATAAGTATCTGTCCAATTCATTGGGTTCATACCTAAACCATTCTGCATAGCGTGTCTTTCTAGTCTGTCCATGCCACCCCAAATGCCAGTGAGGTTGAAGTATTGCAAAGCATAACTTCGACACTCCTGCTTGGCAGGGCATACTGAACAGATGTCGCGAGCAAGTTCAGCCTCAGGAGTGTGACTCCATTTACGACCACGACCTGCTAACTCTTGCGGATGCCACCAATCAGGGTTGTAACCTTTATCTGTGCACAACGCCTCATTAGTGAACATTGGTATGTGATTTTCAATCATCCGTACCTACTGTCTGATTATCAGACACGAGCATAAGTTTATCCCATGCACATGAGGTACAGTAATTACGCTCTGCGTAGTCGTGTGCCTCGACAACTAAGTCGAGGTCACACTTCCAGCAACGCGTATTTTTGTAGTTGGTCATGCGTGACCTTCCATTGGTAGTTGTTGGGCAAGTCCTGCATAGTGCGTGGCTCGCACCATGAGTCTTGCGTGTTCGTCTGTATCTCCCTGCCGTAATGCTTCCTCAGCATCATGCAGGAATAATTCGGCGCGTACGCCATAGTAGTACGGTGTAGGCGGTACGGGCTTATGCTCTTTACTCACCAGCCCCACCCCCCTTGTGTGTCAGCGTTCCACCAGTTGCCACCTTTGGGAGAGTTGCTACCGAGATAGCATAGGCAATCGGTCTTGTAAGTAGCACAACCCCAGCAACTACCACAGGTAGGGCAGAAGTCTTTGACGCTAGGGTCTTTGGGTTCCTCAAGTAGCACAGTCTCACAGACTAAGCACTCTGCATAGAACTCCTCATACTCCATGAGTCCGAAACTTGTTGGGCTAACAGTACGCCATGAGTTGCCATAGGTAGGCAGATAGCATGAGTCGTTAGACCACCACACACCCGAAGCATCTACCTTGCCCTTGTTTTCGTGGATAAGGTAGCACTGATGCTTAGCACTAGGGTCTACTGTAAGGATGCAGACCTTAGAGCCTGAGGTGAAATCTTCCATGAGGTTGAACACTTGGTCGTTGTCTAGTGCAGATACACCACCGATAGCAGGTAGCAAGTCCTCTGCAAAGATACGAGTGTCGCTACGCAAGTCTCCCTGCGGTTCGACAATAGGCAAGATGCCATTGTGCGCGAGATAGGTACGGTCATCATGACCTACCTTGAATGGGTGACAGTTATCCACTGTCGTTGAGCCATGAGTGGCTAGTCGTGCGTGCCACATAGCGTATCCCTCAGGATACTTTGCACGCATCTCTAAGAAGCGGTTGATAGATGTGTCTGCGTTCATAGTGCGCTCACTATGGATACGGTTCTCACTAGGTACTACGATTGCGAAACCAAATCCGTGTGGATTGTTGAGCGCAGAGTTTTCTAACTTCTCACGAGACGGAATTACATTGGGCGGAATTACACATAACATACACATTGGCTTACTCTTTTCTGTCTGATAATCAGACGGTTAGTTTTCATAAGGGTTGTTGTCAGAAGCGAAAGACTCGCTCATGATTAGTGCTAGGTTGGGATAGGTATCAAGGTTCTCTGATACATACGCGGTAAAGCGTAGCCATGAGAGAGCCTGATTTTTGGCAGTGACCTTGAGGTTACGAGTGTATTCAACAGATGCAGCAACGAACTCAAGGGCAGATAGTACCCTCTCCTTGCGCAGTGAACCCTTGAACACACGCACCTCTAGCGTTGCATCATTCTCGGTGTTGATAGCCGAGTACCTGCCACTAGATTGGTTGCCATGCTTGAGTTTAGATACCAGTTTGCCCTTGTCACTAAAGGTTGCATACTGATTATTACTACGCCCAGCGATACGCTCAACCTGTCGTTGGTTGTCGTAGATAAGTTTCATGAACCGTAACTCATGAGCCTGTCTGCGCAAGATAAGTTGGTCGCGTTGATTGTTAGGAGTATTCCACATGATGCTACCCTCACCGAAAGCGGTACGAGAGACATGAACATGAAGCCCACAAGTCTCGGTATTCCATGAACGGAAACCTTCACGCTTTAACTTAGGTATGAACTCCCAGTTAAACTCTGTCTGATAATCAGACAAGGTGTGTGGGTGAGTGACTATCTCAAAGCCGTCAGACAGTGAGCCGTCATCTTTCATGTACGCATGAGAACCTAGTATGCCCTCGACTAAGGATGCACCCTCATAGCGTGAGTTATTTCGTGCCTCGACCTCTAACTCAAAGCCGAGATGATACTGACCTTCGCCAAAGAAGTATGGGCTAGGTCGGTACGAGTAACTATGGATAGAGCCGTTGTCATCTTCTGCTGAACAGTCGTGACCTGCTCCGTCCCAGTATTCCTCGCAACAGTCATCACAAGTGTAGACATTGTTGTCGTAACAGTTTTGACAGTAGAGGATGTCTCTAAACCATGTGCCGTTGTCATTGTGAAATGTGTCATCACAAGACTCACAGGATGTAAAGTTGTGGCTTCCACCGTTTTCTGTGTAATACTCTGATGCACAATGCTCACAGCGTAAGTCTCCCTCTATCTGAGTCAGGTCGGCAAATTGTGAACTATTGACTTCCATGACTCTGCGCCAGTATCTATTACGCAAGGTTGCATAGTTGGTATCACAATCCACGCAACCGTAAACGTTACGGCTATTGGTTGAACAGTCTAGGTGAACTGTAACCTGTGTCTCTCTGTCTGCTAGGAAAGCAGGTACGAGAGACCAGCGAAGGCGGTCATTCTCTGAGGGAGATGACTCGTTGATGAACTCAGGCCGACCACAAGCATCACAGTTAGGAGTCTCATCCATAATTGGAACTCTTGGGATAGGTGTCTCACGATAATAACTGTGACACTCGATACAGCGCGGTACCTGCTCCGCTCCATAATCTGAGTCTGATACTACGAACAGAAACTCAGGGTTGTTGCAGCGGTGACATACACCAATTCCTACACAGCCGTATGACATTATGCACGCTCTGTCTGATTATCAGACGCTTGCTTAGCGATAAGCCATGCCTTACGATACTCAAGAACTGAGCGTTGTAGTCGTGCGTTGTGAAGTGCTGTTGTTACTACTAGGGTTACTGAAACTATTAGCGCAATCATTACTGCTAATAGGTCTAGTGTGGATAGGTACATTTTGGAACCTTTCGGGTAGTGTCTGATTATCAGACGGGTTGGTGTGTGCTATTGCCCACTATCTAAATCTAGTCCATAGCCATAGCAGAGTCAAGCACCCCAAACAACGGCTACAGATACGCCCAGCCCTAACCAACACAAACCGCAATACGGCTATAACTCTCTCACGAACTAATCCAACACAAACTCCACCGACACAAACCTTTCCGACACAAACAAAAAGCATTTTTTCCGCGCCCGTTGCGCGGGCATGGAAAAGCCCCGCCCCCCGATTAAGGGAGACGGGGCGAACCTTCCAGATTAAGCAGCGACCGCCACGACCGCCTTCACGCCTTCGACCGCTTCAACCTTCTTTATCGCCTTCTGCAATTCTGCAACCAATAGGCGAGCGCGCTTGGTGTCCTTAGGGGTCGCGCCACCCTTGAGAGATAGGCCTAGCGCGTTAATCATCTCGTCCACGCTCATGACCTTACCCTTCTCGGCCTTCTTTTCATCTGCCGTTTTCTTGCCTTCTCCGCGCTCCCCCTGCTTAGGGATGGTGGCTTCGATTTGTTCAATGCTCAAGCCTTGAGCGATTAGCGCGTTCAAACCTTCCGCCTTGTGAACCTTGCGACCTTGAACCGATACCGCGAACAAGCGCTTCAATGGTAAGCCCTGACCGCCTTCAACCTTTGCCAACACGCCAACGGTAAGGATGTGTTCTGACCATGATGAACGGAAACTAGGCAACGCGCCCACCGCTTCCGCTTCCTTGATAGTCAATTCCGCGCCACGCTTTGAGAGGATGCCCTGAGCCATTTGGCTATGCAATTTCCAAAATGCCTTCGCTTCGCTTTCTAGTGAACCACCAACAACAGAGATGAACTCTTGCGCTAGTGACTTATCAATTTCATTTGATGCCTTTGCCTTGCTTGGTGTTGCCGTTGTCTTTGCCATGATGTCCAACTTTCTTTGCTGTCTGATTATCAGACGCCCTGCGCGTCCAATAAGAGAATTACATCATGGATTGACCTCAAACGCAAGCACCCCAAAAAACGCGCCTTCAAGCCTAATCAAGCAAGCCCAAAGAGATGCCCCTCAAAAGCCCCTAGATGCCCCGTAGAAGCCCGAACAGCCAACCGAGAAGCCCGAAGCCCCGAAGCCTTAAACCCCTCGGCAGATAGTCACCCAACACAAACCCCGAAGGCTTACCGAACAAGTGTTCGAATACTAAATCGGACGGGGGGCTCCGCCCCCTGCGACCCCCAAAAGCGCGAATGCGCTCGTTCCTCGCGCTCATCATTCGCCAAAAAACTTCGTGGTCGCTATGGCGACCCCAGTGCTTGTTATAGCCCCTGGCTATAGGTATACACTATCGCCTAAAATTATTTTTCCAGTATTTAGGCTCCAGTGTATCGATATGTCCGTATTGGTAGTATATTTCTAGTGACTTCAGTCACATTCGGTATATACTACCGTTCGGTTTTTGTATTTGAACGGGTTAGTATATATGTAACGATAAACGAACGACAGCAACGTAGTGAGTTTATCTGACTGTGAGTGGGTGGCTAAGACAGACCGTAAGGGCTGGCTTTGATTGCCAGCCACGAACACACGAGGGGTTAGCGAGGTGCTGAAAGCACCGAGCGATAAAGGGGATTTATTACGGAGGGTTTATATGGCTGCCAAGGGTGGTAAAGAACATCACAATGTGGTGGCACTAAAAGAGGCTAAGGCCAAAGTATTAGAATTTATCAAGCAAGGTTTAGACTTGCAGGATGCAATCGCCAGGGCTGATAGAAAGCCCGATGTCATGAAAGACTGGCGCAAAGACGAGCAGTTCATGGCCGCCCTAGAAAAGGCGCGAACTGAGGGAGAGAAGACGCTCTCTATCGTCACAGGGGACGCTAAGTTTAAGATAGGCTTTGAGGAGTTCTCGAAGGAGTTCCTGGGAAGCCCCATCTTTGACCATCACCGCTCTTGGATTGATATCCTTGAGGGCCGTGAGCCAAGTTACATCCATGACAGCATGGTATATGAGCCTGCCTCAGGCAAACGGCTTCTGATAAACGTACCCCCCGAGCATGCCAAGTCTACCGTTATCACGGTCAACTACTGTGTCTATCGCATTGCCATGGACCCCAACATCAAGATTACCATCGTCTCAAAGACTCAAGAGCGCGCCAAAGAATACTTATACTCAATCAAGCAGCGCCTGTCTCATGAGCGGTGGGCTAAGATGCAAGCCGTCTATGGTTCTGTCGGAGGATGGAAAGAGGATGCAGATACCTGGAAAGCAGACCGTATCTACCTCAGCCGTGACTCCACCGAAAAGGACCCGACTGTTCAGGCACTTGGTGTGGGTGGTCAAATCACTGGTGCTCGTTCTAACCTTATCATTCTTGACGACGTTGTTACTACATCAAACGCTCATGAATGGGAAAAGCAACTGTTGTGGTTGCAGCGAGATGTAATTACTCGTCTGGGTGATTCTGGTAAGTTGCTGATTGTGGGCACACGTATTGCCTCAAATGATTTATATCGAGAGATTCGCAATCCTGACCACTGGACGGGTGGCAAGACACCGTTTACATACATGTCAATGCCAGCAGTATTGGAGTATAACGATGACCCAGAAAAATGGACTACCCTTTGGCCAAAGTCTAATATCCCATGGGAGGGTTCAGATGACAGCATCCTTCCCGATGAAGACGGTCTTTATCCTAAATGGAATGGGCCAGCACTGTTTCGTAGACGTTCAGAGGTCTCTCCTTCTGCTTGGGCACTTGTTTATCAACAGCAAGACGTCCAAGAAGATTCAATCTTTCCCCCTGCATGTGTCCAAGGTTCTGTCAATAGGATGCGCAAAAGAGGGATTCTAAAGCCTGGAACTCCTGGTCATCCCAGTGAGCAAGGTCAGTGGTACACCATCATGGGCTTAGACCCCGCGATGTCTGGTAATACCGCTGCTGTTATTATGACGGTTGACCGTCAGACTAGAAAACGCTACATCCTTGATGTAGAGAATATGCAAGAGCCTACTCCTCAAAAGATTCAACAATTGATTGAGGACTGGGTTGGTAAGTATCATCCTCAAGAACTACGTATTGAGACTAACGCTCATCAGAAGGCTTATGCTTTAGATGAAGTCTTGCGTAATTTTCTTGCCTCGGCTGGTGTAAGATTCTCAAGCCAGTTCACTGGTAGGAACAAATGGGATACTGGTTTCGGTGTGGCTGCTATGTCAGGCCTGTTTGGGACTATGCGTTCTAATGTACATCAAGATGATAACTTAATTGAACTTCCATCTCAAGATGGTTCAGAAGGTGTCAAGGCTTTAATCCAACAGTTAATTACTTGGAAGCCAGATACTAAGGGTAAGACTGACTGCGTGATGGCATTGTGGTTCTGTGAACTGCGTGCACGTGAAGTAATCAGTACAACACGTATGGGGCAAAGTCACATACCAAACAAGTGGGCAACACCCAAACAACAAGGTAATCGTTACATGATAAATCTAAACGATTACGAATTTGCTCAATACGAATAGGACAACAATGGCAGACATCAAACTCATCGCACGTCGTGTGGAGTCTATGAAGCATCGTGCTTATGAGCGCGATACCCAAATGGCTAACATACTTGCTGTGCGCCAGGGAAAAATGGTCGAGATATTTCCCGACATGTTCCCTGAGGGAATGTCACATGCCATGGTTGCTAACTTTATCGATGTTGCAGCACGCGACTTGGCAGAAGTTCTAGCACCGCTACCTTCTATCAACTGCTCTACTACAAATGTAACATCAGATAATGCCCGTGAGTTTGCTGACAAGCGCAGCATGATTGCAAACAACTATGTCTATACATCTCGTTTGCAGACTCAGATGTACCCAGGTTCTGACCAGTACTTCTCCTATGGTTTCTTGCCTATACATGTTGAGGCAGACTGGGATAGCAAGTTACCTCGTATCCGCGTAGAAGACCCAACTGGTGTCTACTATGAGCGTGACCGTTTTGGTCGTTTAGTTGCATACGCTAAGCGTTACAACAAGACATTGATTGAACTTGTCAATGAGTTTCCTGAGAATGACCGTGCACTTCTTGGTCAGTTTGGCTATGACCAGAACTTAAACCAAGAGATTGAAATCATCCGCTACATGGATAAAGATTCAATTGTCTTGTATGTTCCTTCACGTAAAGATTTAGTACTTAGTATTGCTGCAAACCCTATGGGTAAGATGACCGTAGTAGTTGCAGAGCGTCCATCTATTGATGGAAAGGCTCGCGGACAGTTTGATGATGTAGTTTTTGTACAACTTGCTCGTGCTCGTTTTGCTAACCTTGCCATGGAAGCGGCTGAAAAGTCTATCCAGGCTCCACTTGTAGTACCTGATGATGTACTTGATATGCCTATGGGCCCAGATGCAATCATTCGTACTACAAATCCTAATGGTGTTGGGCGTGTTCGTTTGGACATTCCCGCTGCTACTTTCCAGGAGCAATCAGCACTCCAATCAGAATTAAGACTTGGTGCTCGATATCCTGAGGGTAGAACTGGAAACATTGACGCTAGTGTTATCACTGGCCAAGGTGTCCAGGCATTGCTTGGTGCTTTCGACTCTCAGATTAAGGCTGGTCAAACAGTTCTTGCTGAGGTGTTGGAAGATGTCATCAAGTTATGTTTCGAAATGGATGAAATCCTTTTCAATGAAAAGAAGACAGTTAGAGGAACCGCGCAAGGAACACCGTACGAGTTAAAGTACATGCCAAGCAAGGACATTAAGGGCGATACTTCTGTAGAAGTCCGATATGGCTTGATGGCTGGATTAGACCCTTCACGCGCTCTAATTTTCTCCCTTCAAGCACTAGGTGCTGATTTAGTATCTAAGGACTTTATTCGTCGCGAGTTGCCATGGAGCGTTAACGTTACTATGGAAGAACAGCGTATCGAGATTGAAAAGATGCGCGAGAATCTTACTGCATCTATTACTGCAAGTGCGCAAGCAATTCCAGCAATGGTCGCACAGGGTCAAGACCCAACTAAGTTAATCCAGAATATTGCCGATGTCATTGAGCGTCGTCGTAAAGGGGAGAGCATAGAGTCTGCTGCGTTGGCAGTGTTTAAGGTGGAAACACCTGAACAGCCTCCGCAGTCGGAGATGGCTCCGCCAGGCACACAAGGCCCAGTTGAGCAAGCGCCCCCGTCCCCAGCGGCTCCTGGACAACCTTCTGGCGGGGCCCCTCAACAAGCCCCAGATTTAGCAACAATGTTAGCAGGACTAGGATAAGGAACTCAAATGGCTACAAGAAAGAAAAAGGTAGTTGACGAAGACTACTCAAAACTAGACCAGTATGCTATCGAGTTACATGAATTTTATAAGTCTTTGCGTAAAGCAGGATTTACAGTTGATAATGCATTGTGGATTTTATCTGCAACAGAGATGCGTCCTGAATGGATGGTATCTGCACCAACACTAGATGATATTAGAAAACACTTAGATGAGGATGAAGACTAATGGCTGTTAATGAAGTAGTCTCAGGCATGGGAGCAAACTCATCTCGTACTGATAAAAATGTATCAGAGCGCGTAGCAAAGATTCAACGCGAAGCAAAGATTCAGAATATGTCAGGTGGTTCTTATGGTGAGCGCGCAGACGTAACTAGCATCGCACAAGGTGCTTCTACAAATGTACCTACACCTGTTATGCCATCAATGCCACAGGGTAATCCTTTGTCAGGTTCAGTTGATGCTGTTAATGCATTCGCTCCTGGTACACAGGGAGTTCCTCTATCAGAGGGTGCAACATACGGCCCAGGCGCAGGACAAGAAGTACTGCCTACACCAGTTGATGCAATTGACCAAGGCTCTGTTCTTGCACGTGCAATGCTGATGGCAAATCCTAACTCACGCCAATTACGTTTGATGGTTGAAGCATATAACGAATTGGGTATTTAGTGGCTAACCCAACATTATCTCCTGCTGCTCAATCACTGTATAACAACCAAGGCGAAACAATGCGCCGTATGGTTGGTATGCAGATGGCTTCTTTGACGCCTGATAAATTTGATAACTTTAATCAGATTACTTCACGCTACCCAAATATGAGCAAAGACCTAGTTATGGCTATGGTTCAACAGGGGCTTAGTGTTAATACACCTGGCATTGGCAAGATTGTTTCAATGGACGGCATTGCACAACTTAAGAATGATGCAATGAATGTTGAAAAGATTAAATCAAGTGTCAAGAAAGACCGTGGAGTTCTAGGTTCTATTGGTGCTGCTTTTGGTAATCTTGTTTATGACCCACTTAAGGGTGCTACTCGTGTAGGTTTTGCTATGCTTCGTCAGCCTTATGACCTTGCAACTACACTAACACGCGACATCTCAGCAGGAAATGCTGGACAGTTCGTAAAAGATTTGGCAACACTTGGTGGAAAGAACACACAGTTTGGTGCTCTTATTGCAGATGCAACTGACTTCAAGGGTGGAGTAAGTACTGGTTCAGGATTCTTTATTGCACCTGAGTCACGCGTTGGCAAAGACCAAGCAAAAGCAATGGGTGCATACGGTAAGATTAACGGTGAGTCATTTACAATTGGTCGTTTTGCAGCCAAGTCGCTAGGTGCTAATCCTGATACCACAGCATACAAAGTAATGTCGGGATTACTTGATGCTACTCTTAACGTTGCTCTAGACCCAAGCACATGGTTTGGCGCTGGCGCTGCTACAAAGGTAATACGCCAAGGTAAGCAGATTTCAAAGTTTAAGGAAGAATTAGGTCCACTATCTAAGGCTGGACAGCAAGCACTACAAGATGAGAAGATTGCATCTGTAGCCAAGGATACTTCTGAACTAGAAGCACTTGCAAAGAAAGAAGCAGCAAAGCAATACAAGCGTCTTAACTCTACTTATCAGAAGACTGCACTAGAAGTTACTACTCTTGAGAAGCAGAAGGCTGCAGTTCTATCTAAGACTGCTGCTAAGATGCTTAATACTGATAAAGATATTTTTGCAAACCTTGCAACAGACCCAACTTCGGCTGCAACTCTTGCACCTAATAAAGTTGCTGAGTGGTTCGTTTATAACCCAAAGGTTCAAACTGGTGAATTAACAACAGCAGTTGATACATTATCTGCTGATATGAAAAACACTGGTGGGTTCTTTGATGGATTTATCATCACAGATGAACTTCCAGAGGCTGGT